AAAAACTTTATTCAGAAGGCCGAGTACCAATACACATTTTGCTTTATAGCTGCAATGTATTTTTTATTACAAATAATTTTTAGATACTAATGAAAGATTTAATAGATTACCAAAGATTTCAAATTGAAGCATTACAAAGAAATGTTTGCAAAATGAATAGTTTACTATCACAGTTAGAAACTTACTGCTTTGAATTAGCAGCAGATGATTGTCCAACAGATTACAAAAGAATAATTAAACAACAGATTTATCAATTAAAACAAGAACAAAATGACTAAATTAAGTTTAGCTGAAAAGCTATCAAAAATTCAAGTAGAGTTTAAATCAAATAAAAGTAGATTTAATTCATTTGGCAAATATAACTTTAGAAGTGCTGAAGATATATTAGAAGGGTTAAAACCATTTAATGAAAAGTACGGTGTTTACTTTACTATTCGTGAAGAAGTTTCAATAATTTTCGATACAACACCAATTATTGTTTCTACTGCTACTATTCACGATAACAACGAAATTAACGAAATAGAAGCTACTGCTATTGTGGGTGTAGATTTACAACAAAAAGGAATGCAAGTACCACAGCAATTTGGTTCTGCTTCATCTTATGGTAAAAAGTACGCATTAGGCAACCTGTTACTAATTGACGATACACAAGATGCTGATGCTACTAATTCACACGGAAATTCAGTTAGTGCAAAAAATGCTACAACTGTCACAGAAGAAAAGTGGTTAAATAAAAATACACCTGAATTTACACAAGCTATTGAATATTTAAAAAAAGGTGGTAATATTGCAACGATAGAAAATAAATATAAATTAGTAAAAACAGTTAAAGACGAACTTTTAAAAATCAAGTAAATATGAGTACATTAATTAATTTTAGTTTAAGGGTAGATAAACTACCAAAAGAGAAATTTGTAATTGGTAAAGATGGTGCTGTGTACTACAATGGCACAATTTCAATTAGTGATGAAACAAACCAATGGGGGCAAAATGTTTCAATTACAGATTCTCAAACACAAGAAGAAAGAGAAGCTAAAAAAGCTAAAAACTATCTTGGAAATGGTAAAGTAGTATGGACTGATGGTAAAGTAGCAACTGCTACAAAGCAAGAAGTAAAAGCATCAGTAGAAGAAACTTCGGATTTACCATTTTAGATTTAATAGGGGTGTAAAAGCCCCTTTTTTAATAAAGACAAATGACAATAGACAAAGATTCGCACAGATTAATAATGCAAATGTATGAAGAAGAATGTTATATAAACCCTTTAGAAAAAATAGAATATCCTTTACCTGCTATTTCATTTGGAACTAAACAATTTGAAACAAAAGATAGTGTGATTGAATATCCTATTCCTGTAGGAACTTATGGAAATTTTAGCTTTGTACAAGCACCACCAAAGAGCAAAAAAACATTTTTTATTAGTTTACTTTCAGCAGTATATTTAAACGATGAAATAAACGGAATATCGGGTGATTTAAAAGGCAATAGACAGGGTAAACATTTAATTCATTTTGACACCGAACAAGGTAATTTTCACGCTTCTTTAGTTTTTAAACGACCTATGGAAATGTCAGGTAATAAAATAGAAAACTACCACACCTACGCATTAAGGCAATTAAGCGCAAAATGTAGAATTGATTTTATAGAATATTGCTTGTATGAAAAGTTAGAAGGTAAAGAAATAGGTTTAGTAATTATAGATGGAATTGCAGATTTATGTTCAGATGTAAACAACATTGAAGAATCTAATTTAGTGGTTCAGAAGTTAATGAAATGGACAAAAGAACTGCATTGTCACATAGTAACTGTAATTCACTCAAACTTTGGAACTGATAAACCAACAGGCCATTTAGGTTCAGCATTAGAGAAAAAAGCAGAAACACAGATTCAATTAGAACTAAACACAGTCAATAAAGAATTAGTAACCGTATCGTGTAAAAGAAGTAGAAATACAAGTTTTGAAAACTTTAGCTTTAAAGTAAACAAAGCAGGTTTACCACAAGTAGAAGGTAATTTATACGATGTATTAAAAGGGGTATTTTAAGATGCAATTAGAAAACAAAATTAAAGAACTAAAAACAGAAGCAGCACGTATGGAATTAAATTGGTGTGATAATAGAGAAATGCTGCATTACTTTAGAACACTCCAGGCTGATTTACATTTAATTGAACGATTGTGTAATAACGAATCTAAATTTGATTACATTGAGCTCCAAGAAGTAATAAACGGATTACAAGACAAAGATAAAACACTAACTGATATAACTGTTAATTTTCAAATTAAACCGATACAACGTGAACGAAAAGAAGCACGTATAACCGCTAAAATGTTTTAAATATGATTTTATTTCTTGTTTGCTTTTGTGTAATTTGTTTAATAGTATTTCAGTTTGTGGACTGTGAAATACTTATTACTCCAATTAAAGGTGTAATGCTTGGTGCATTATATAACGATGATGATTTTGAAGATGAAGTAGAACATACTATACAAGTGCTTTTATTTGTAATTTCATTTTCTTTTGTATGGACAACAAATGGCTCAACCAAGTAGCAGCACATCACGCTGAATGGATTAAGATAATTAATTCGTTTGGTGAATATGATTACGCTGAAGATATTGTTCAGGAAACTTACATTGCTTTGTACAAGTATGCTGATGCTACAAAGATTATAGATGCTTCAGGTAATGTTAGAAAGGGTTATGTATTCTTTACTTTAAAAAGTTTGTTCTTTCAGTACTATAACAAGAAAATGAAAGTAAATAAAGTTTCAATAGACGAACAGTTTACTTTATTTGATGATTCTAATTTAGATGAACAAAATGCTTACAATGATATTTGTTTGCTGATAGATGAAGAAATAAAAAATTGGCATTGGTACGATGAAAAGTTATTTAAACTTTATAGGGATTCTGATATGTCGATGCGTGATATAGCAAAAGAAACAAACATTAGTTTAATATCAATTTTTAATTCAATCAAAAACTACAAAGAAATTTTAAATACTAAATTCAATAAAGATTATCAGGATTACATTAATAACGATTATAACGGAATATACTAAAACTAAAAATTATGGCACGTAGAAAAAAAGCAGCAGGTTTAGGTGATACAATAGAACAAATCACAGAAGCAACAGGAATTAAAGCAGTAGTAGAAAAGTTTAGCAAAGCTACAGGAATTGATTGCGGATGCGACAAACGAAAAGAAACATTAAATAAGTTGTTTTCTTATCACAAACCTAATTGTTTGGTAGAAGAAGATTATAATTATTTAACTCATTTATTTGCAGTATTAAAAGACCAATTAACAGTTAATCAGCAATACAAGTTAATCGATATTTATTATAGAATTTTTAATAAAAAAATAGAAAATTCAAACTGTGCTTCTTGTTGGAGAGATAGAGTAAACGAAATTAGAAAAGTTTACAACGAATACACAATAGATGCTTAATTGGAAAGAAGAAGATTTATTTAATTGGTTAAAGGAAAATAAATTTCCTGATTTGGTTAAATCTAAAAATCAAATGTCAAGGTGGGATTGTTACTCACCTGATACTAAATTTAGGTTGGAACTAAAATGCAGAAAAGCACATTACGATACTTTACTACTTGAAAAGAAAAAGTACGACGCAATGATAGAAGAATGTGAAAAGCATTTAGATATTCCTTTGTATATTAATTCAACACCACAAGGTATATTTTCGTTTAACCTTTTAAAAGTATTCCCAATATGGGAAATTAATTATCTGAATCCTGCAACTACACAATTTACAAACACAAATAGAATAGCAAAAGAAGTAACATATTTACAAATTAAATTAGCAGAACAATTATGAAAGACAACCCAATACAATTAGAGTACTTAAAATCAGTTTTACTATCGCAACTATTGTTAGAATCGAATGAAAATTTATTCTTTACAAAGCAATACAAGCAGCAGATTAAACACAAAATAAATTCTTTAAATAAAGATTTAGAAGAAGTTGTACGTACAGAATACGCAACAATTTACAAAACTGATGCAGAAATGACTACAAACATTTTAAACGCAATAGATGATGTAATTTATAAGTTACAAACTTGTACTATAGATGAAATTGTAATGATTAATGCAGTTATTGATAAATACAAAGAAAATAAAGAATGGTTTGCTCAATATGCTGCTGCTGAATTTTTAAGAATAGATGGCTAAAAAACAAGAAGTAAAATTTTATCCTGCACACGAAGAACTAAATAATATGCGCATTTGCCACCAAAACAATTTAGCTTATGTAATTGTGCCTGCAGGTGGTAATAAGTATTGGATTAGTAAATACAGTTTAAACGATTTACACAAGCAAATTTATTTAGAAGAAAACAATGTAAGAAAAGAATTTAGCCAATACGAAGCAGATAAAAAGATTATGGAACTTTATACACAACACTCTAAAAGATTTAAAAAATGACACCTAACCATTACCACAACGAAAAGAATTACGATGTAATAGATTTTGTAAAAGATTACGATTTGAATTTTAATGAAGGAAACGTGATTAAATATGTAGCCCGTGCAAGAAAGAAAGACAATCAAATAAAAGATTTAGAAAAAGCAATAGATTATTTAGAAAGAGAATTAACACACGTAAGAAAAGAACAAGCAAAATGGATAGAACTGAACAAATAGAAACATTAGAATTAGAATTTAGATTAACACAGCTACTTAAAAAAAGAGAACAACTATATTTAAAAGGTAATAATGATGAAAAGCTAAATGATAAGATTAGAGCAGTACAACACGAATTAAGAAATAAGGGTAGCAATTAGCTACCTTTGTTCATTAAAATGGTTTGTTCACGTAAACGTAAACACAGAATAAAAGTGAACAGTAAATGTTAAAGTTTTACTAAAATGTATTTTGTATTAATAACTTGTTTATATTTGCTTATAATTTAAAAACAAATTAAAAATGACAAAGACAGAAATTTTAAACGAACTACAATTACTAACTGATTTAGCAAGTACCACAAACGACACGTGGAGTTATAACAAGCTAACTAAAATTACAACTTCTTTAGAATCTTTATGGGAAACAGAATATGCCTACTTTGAAGAAATTAAACAAGTATTGAACTACGATGAAACAATGAACAATTTAAACCAATTAAACATTAGATAATGATTACAACTTTAGACAACAAGATTTGGGACAAAAAAGAAATTTTAGATAATATGTACAACGATGAGTTTTACTACGGTTATTTAGGTAAACAAGCATTATCATCTTCTACATTGAAAATGGTGCTTAAATCGCCTAAAACATACAAGTACGTTACAAAGTATGGCCAATCAGAAACGCAGCCTTTACGTGATGGTAAACTGTTTCACACATTGATATTAGAACCACATAAGATAGATGAACTTGTAATAGTAGATGTAGCAACAAAAGCAGCAAAGGCATACAAAGAAGCAAAGGCAGAAGGTAAAGAAGTATACACTACTAAAGAAATAAAAGATGCTGAACGTTTAGCTGATGCAATTTTAAAGAATGATGAAGCAGTACACTATATGAGTAAAGCAGAATTTGAAGTACCTGAAATAGCAATGATAGATGGATTACCATTTAGAGCAAAAGCAGATATTTTAAAAGACAATATGATAGTAGATTTAAAAACTACTACAGGACTAAATGAGTTTAGATATTCAGCAGATAAATACAGTTACGATTTGCAGGCTTATTTATATCGTGAAATGTTTGGTGTAGATGAATTTGTTTTTGTGTGTATTGACAAAGGAAGTTTAGATATTGGTATCTTTGAATGTTCAGATGAATTTTACCAAAGAGGAAAAGAAAAGTTAGAACAAGGTATTAGTAACTATAAATACTTCTTTGGAACAGATAGCGATGTAGATTTGAATCAGTATGTATTACGTGGAATTTTATAAATTAAAAACAAATGAATTATAAAGAATTTTTAGAACAGAAAAAACATTCCATAGGAGATTTTGGATTTAATGCAAATTATATTCCTGATATAGCTTTTGATTTTCAAAAATTTATTATAGAAAAATCTATTAAAAAAGGTCGTACTGCTATATTTGCTGATACAGGATTAGGTAAAACATTAATACAATTATCAATAGCTAAAAATATAATTAATCATACTAATAAAAAAGTATTAATATTAACTCCTTTAGCGGTTGCATTTCAATTTATTTTAGAGTCTGAAAAATTAGGAATAGACGATATAGAATATAGTAAAGATGGAAAACACACCAAAAAAATAGTTATATGTAATTATGAAAGATTACATTACTTTAATGAAAATGATTTTGTAGGTGTTATTTTAGATGAAAGTTCTATATTAAAAAATTTTGATGGTAAAATTAAAAGTCAGGTTACAGCTTTTATAAAAAAAATACCATATAGATTTTTATCTACTGCTACACCTTCTCCAAATGATTTTATAGAATTAGGAACAAGTAGTGAGGCATTGGGATATATGGGTTATATGGATATGTTGGGAAAATTTTTTAAAAATAATCAAAATAGCATTGATAGCAATAACCGTAATATTGGAGAAAAGTTTTATTTAAAGCCCCACGCTGAAAAAGATTTTTTTGCTTGGGTGAATCAATGGTCTATAATGGCCAAAATGCCGAGCGATTTAGGGTTTAGCAATGAAAGATATAAATTACCCGAATTAATTATAAATAAACATATAATTGAAAATCAAAGTTTATTTGATGTTAATGGTCAGATATCTATGTTTGTACCTATTGCTAAATCTATGACAGAAGTAAGACACGAGCAAAAACAAACAGAAGAAAAAAGATGCGAAAAGGCTATTGAATTAGCAAATGGTAAAACTTCGGTTTATTGGTGTAATACAAATAATGAAAGTAGTATATTAAAACACTCTGATTTAAGTGCGGTTGAGATAATAGGTTCTCAAAGTATAGAAAGAAAAGAAGAAATATTATTAGCATTTGCAAAAGGTGAAATACCGAGAATAATAACAAAAGCTAAAATGACTTCTTTTGGTTTAAATTGGCAGCATTGCAATCACTCGGTATTTTTTCCTACTTGGAGTTACGAACAATATTATCAAGCTATTAGACGTTTTTGGAGATTTGGTCAGGTAAATGATGTAACTATTGATATGGTTATATCAGATGGTCAAACAAGAGTGTTAGAAGCTTTACAGCAAAAAACAGAAAAAGCAATACAATTACATAAAAATTTAACAGATAATGTTAATGGTAGTTTTATAAATATAACAAAAGAATTTAACAAAGAAATTATTAAACCTAAATTTTAAACAAAATGGTAAAAGACCAAATTATTACAGAAAATTACGCAATCTATAATGGTGATTGTATGGATGTGATTCCGACTATTGATGATAAAAGTATTGATTTAGTTGTTTATAGTCCTCCTTTTGCAGGATTGTATAATTATTCAAGTTCAGAAAAAGATTTTTCTAATTGTGAAAGTAAAGAACAATTTTTAGAACAATATGAATTTATGGTAAAAGAAATGTCAAGAGTAACAAAAGATGGTCGTATAAACGCAGTTCATTGTACGGATGTTTTTGATAATACTTGTAGACTTTGGGATTTTCCAAACGAAATTATAAGAATACATACTAAATATGGATTTGAATATAGAAATAGAATTACTATTTGGAAAGAACCTTTAAAAGTTCGTATGAGAACTATGGTACAATCTTTAATGCATAAATTTATTGTTGAAGATAGCACTAAATGCTTTACAGCTATGCCTGATTATATTTTAATTTTTACTAAAAAAGGAGAAAATAAAACACCTGTAACTCACCCTTTTGGAATTAATCACTATGCAGGAGAAATACCTATACTTCCAAATATATTAAGAGCTTGGAATAATGCAAATAATTCAAACTTAAATGAAGAACAACTTTGGGAACATTTAAACAATATAAATGAAGAAGATAATATAACTAAATTAAATCATTATATATGGCAAAGATACGCTTCTTCTGTTTGGGATGATATTAGAATTGATAATGTTCTTCCGTTTAGAGATTCTAAAGAAGAAGATGATGAAAAGCACGTTCATCCATTACAATTAGATGTCATTGATAGATTAATAGAATTATATTCTAATCCAAATGAAGTGGTTTTAACTCCTTTTATGGGAGTAGGTAGCGAGGTTTATAGTCCTGTATCTATGGGAAGAAAAGCGATAGGTATTGAATTAAAAGATAGTTATTTTAAACAAGCTAAATTAAATCTTAAAGAAGCTTCAATTAGATTTAAAAAAATAATAAAACAGGATACTTTATTTTAATGAAAGAAATTACTGCTGAACATTACAACCTTGCTTTATACGAATACGAACAAGGAATGAGTTTAAAAGAACTACGTGAGGTTATAAAGCACTACGAAGATTTACAACTATTTGAAGTTTGTCAGGGTGTACATTTAGCAGTAGAAGTAATTAGATTTCATATCTTATTTGATGAAGCAAAAAAGCAAGAAATAAAAACAAAGAAATTAAAATGGAAATAAACGAAAAAATAAAAGAGTTAGTATTACAACAAACAAACATAAACGTAGATGATACTACACGTACACGTGAACAAGTAGAAGTACGTAGTTTATACTACACACTGATAAAAGAAATAACACCTAAAACAACTTTAAAGCAAATAGGTAATTCAGTAAATAAGAATCACGCTACAGTTATACACGGATTAAATCAATGGGATATGCTTGTAAGATACAACCCAACACTAAACAAGTACAGGGAACGCATTTTAAAGCTATTTGACAAAGAAATAGATTTAACTGATATAGATTTACTACGTAAAAAAGTTAATCGTCTACAGGGCGAATTAATAGATTTACAAATAGAGAATGAAAGATTAAGAAAAGAACTACTAAACGATAGTGAACCAACAATAAAAGCAGCAAAAGAATTATTAGCTAAATTTGCAGGAAGTGAACAATACGAATTATTTTTAATAAAACTAAACGCTTTAATAGAAATGAATAAAAAAATTAAGATATGAAACAAGAAATAAAATTAGAAGATATCTTTAATCAGGAAAAGAAAGAAGATATTAAAAAAATGATTGATGAATCAAAAGAACGTGCGCAGATATTAATGCGACTAAAAGCAGGATATAAACCAATACATAAATACAATAATGGTTTAGGTGCTACACTATGTAATAAATGCAGCATAATAATAACAACAGGTTTACAAGATGAAATAATGTGTGAAAGTTGTATAAAAGAAATAGAAGTTAAACTAATAGATGAAGATAAAGAATGACACCAAAAGAGAAAGCTAAAGAATTAGTATATAAATTCTATCCAAATGTTCAGTGGAAATTAGGTCAGGAGGATTGTTTAGATAGAGCCAAACGATGTGCATTAATATCAGTTGATGAAGTATTAAAGGCAGCGTTTTATGCAAAAGATGAAGTGTATAATTATTACATTGAAGTTAAACAAGAAATAGAAAAACTATGACAAATAAAGAAAGAGCAGAACTACTACATAAGAAATACACAAAAGAATATAATAGATTTGTAGTAAGTGGATATATTAAACAAGGTTACCCTGAATGGATAGAAATAGGAAAAGAACTAAAACAACTTTACAAATGAAATACATATTTATATTACTGATGTATGAAGTTATTAGACCAAAACTAATTTGGTTATTCCATTATTTAATAAGCAAGAAATGAAACTAACAAAACAAGACAAAAAAGAAATTAGATTTTTAGCAGTTACTGCTTTAAAAGTTTACATAGGTTTATTATTAACTTTAACAATTATGTATATATGCCTGATATAACTAAATGCGAAGGTAGACAATGCGAACTAAAAGAAACGTGTTACAGGTACACATCTAAAGCAAGTGAGTTTAGACAATCATATTTTTGCGCACCACCATTAGAAATAAATGAAAATGGTAAACAAGAATGTGAATACTATTGGCCTGATAAACAAAAAGAAGAATAGATTATTTTTATTGAAATATGTTTAAACATTACTTTTAACTATGGCATTTGAAAAAGGAAATAAACTAAGCAAGGGTAGACCTAAAAAAGCAGAAGAAGAAAAAGTAAACAATATTTTCTTAAAAGCATTAGGGCAACTTTACAATAAAGAAACTGAAGAAGAAACAAAGATTGAATTTGTTAAAACTACTTTAATGGATTCACAACGTGGGCAGTTGTTTATAGCAGAACATATATTTGGTAAACCAAAAGAAGTTATAGAAGCTACACACAACGTAAACGATTTTAATATAAAAGATATCTTCAAAGTTGGGAATAGCAATAAATCAGAAGTATAACTTACTTGGTTCTGATAGTAGATACTTTGTAATTACAGGAGGCAGGGGAAGTGGTAAATCATATTCCCTTAATTCCTTTTTACTATTGCTTACTTATGAATCCGGACACGTTATATTATTTACACGTTATACTTTAACTTCTGCAAATGTTTCTATTATACCTGAATTTATAGATAAGATTGAAAGAGCCGATTTAAGCAGCGATTTTTATATAACTAAAGATGAAATAGTAAATCTTAAAACAGGTTCTAAGATTCTATTTAAAGGTATTAAAACAAGTAGTGGTACACAAACTGCTTCACTTAAATCTTTAGCAGGTGTTACTACTTGGGTATTAGATGAAGCAGAAGAATTAACAGACGAAGAAACATTTGAAAAGATTGATTTTAGTATAAGAACAAAAGGAATACACAATAGAGTTTTATTAGTGTTGAATCCTGCAACGAAAGAACACTTCATTTATAAAAAGTTCTTTGAAGATAAAGGTGTACAAGCAGGAAGCAATTTAATAAAAGGTGATACTACATACATACACACTACATACTTAGACAATATAGAAAATCTATCTGAATCTTTTATAAATCAAATAGAAAACATTAAACAACGTAGGCCTGAAAAGTATAACCACCAAATATTAGGTGGGTGGATGGACAAAGCAGAAGGAGTTATATTTACTAATTGGACTATAGGCGAATACAAACAAATAGGTAAATCTATCTTCGGTCAAGATTATGGTTTTGCAGCAGATGAATCAACATTATTAGAATGCAATATAGATACATCTAACAAACGCATATACATTAACGAAAGGTTTTACTTAAAAGGTCTTACAACATCACAGATATACAGTTTAAATAAGCAACACGCAAACGATGCTTTAATAGTTGCTGATTCAGCAGAACCAAGATTAATTAGCGAACTACAAACATTAGGGTTAAATATAGTACCTGCAGTTAAAGGCCCTGATTCAGTAACGTATGGCATTAGTATTTTACAAGATTATGATTTGATAGTTTCACCTGAATCTATTAATTTAATCAGGGAACTAAATAACTACTGTTGGTTAGAAAAGAAGTCAAAAACGCCACAAGATGCGCATAACCATTTATTAGACCCATTGCGTTATTGCGTTACATACCAATTAGAAAATAAAAACAAGGGTAATTACTTTGTGTATTAATGTCAAGTAAACGAAGCAATATACTTGACAGATGACCTACGGACAATTCATAGCTACAATACAATGTTACATACACCACGTTAAAAATGTAGAAGTAGATATAGCTTTGCCAAGAAATATTGGTGAAATAAAGCTAATGCATAAGATGTACGAAATAGCAGCAGCATATTTGAATAGTTAAATATTTGTTAAAATGTATTTTGTATAAATAAATTGTTTAAATTTGTTGAAACAAAAACAAAAAACAAATGAGAACCTACAGAATTAGTTACTACACAGAATACGCAGATGAATGTTTTGATTCAGAAGCAGAAATTGAAGCAGCAGGTATTTACGATGCGCTTATAACGTTTAATTCTAAGAATGTACGCAAACGTATATACAAGATAGAAGAAATGCCTACAATGACCTTAGAACGCAGAATAGAACTAAAGGTAAACGAAGGTAACGATGTATGGATTCCTTATGCAAAAATATCACAATCACTAAGGGATTTTTGGATAGATTATTTTAAGAAATAAATTGAGTTGGTTAGATAGTTGGAATTAGGGTAGCAGAAATGCTGCCCTTTTTTTTGTTTAATACAATTTCATATAAAAGTTATTATTAAATAAAAAACTTTATGAAGTTAGAAATATCTATACCTACATCTTTAAAAGAAATAACATTAGAAAAATACCAAAGATTCACACGTATAGCTAAAGACAATCCTGAAGGTGATTTTCTGCAGCACAAGATGATTGAAATATTCTGCAATGTTTCATTAAAGGAAATATCACTAATGAAGTTAAAGGATATTAACGCTATAACAAATAAGTTAGGCGAAATGTTCAATAACAATTATTCATTAATTCAAACATTTAAACACAAGGGTTTAGAGTTTGGTTTTATTCCTAATTTAGATGAAATTAGTTTAGGAGAATATACCGATTTAGAAACATACATTTCTGATTGGGATAATATGAACAAAGCTATGGCAGTTTTATACAGGCCTGTAATAAACAAGCTAAACAAAAAATACCTAATAGAAGAATACAAAGGTTCAGCAGAATATTCAGAAGCAATGTTACAAATGCCTTTAGATGTAGCTTTAGGTGCAATGGTTTTTTTTTATCATTTAGGCAACGCATTGTTGATGTCTACCCTGAATTATTTGGAGACGGACAAAGCGCTGATGGATTTAGCCGAGAAGCACAGTTTGGCAGAAAATGGAGTTGGTATAGTTCCTACTATGGTCTTGCTCAGGGAGACGTTAGAAGATTTGATGAAGTTTCAAAACTTCGACTTACAACCTGCTTAACATATTTAACATTTGAAAAAGAAAAAAACGAATTAGAAGCACAACAATTAAGAAGAAATGAAAACATATTATAAAGTTACAGAAG